ACCGACGCTAACAGCGGACGATGATAAACTCCCACCACTCGTATTTCCGCCAATGGGTACGACGGCGTATTTATTAGGTTGCTCGGTTTTAATTTTGACAACTTTATTAGACGCGTCGTAGTCGTAATCTAGACCGACGTAGCGTGAGTAGTACATGTTTACGATGTTGTTATTCGCGAACTTTTTGACAGCGTTAACATCTGCAAAATCTATATTAAATGGTTTACCGTCAACCGCAAAGCCGAAACAATCCGCGAACAAGTCATAAAGCGATTTACTTGCGTAGCTTTGTCCGTTAATCTCAAAAGCGAGCGATTTGTTATCCGTCATGTCGACTGGTACAAAAAAGTAATTAAGCGATTTAGTCGTACCACTTACCGAGAAGCGGTAAGCGTTATCACCTTTAAAATTAAAGCCTGGCTTAGTTACAATGACGAGCCAATCGACAAGGTCAATGACTGGATACTTGTAAACGTTTTGTTTTGTCCCAAAGTCAAAACCTTGAGCGGCCGTTATAGGGCGTGATTTTGTCGACGTTTCGTGACGCTGGAAGATTGTCGCGCTGATTTTATTCGCTGGACTTGTTACCATACTTTGGTAAGTGTTCCATAAATCTAACTCGTAGATAATCCGCGTCGTGTTCTCATTGATATAAACCGCATTATAGACAAACGCGTAATACATTTTACCGGCATTTTGAAAACGCATATAAGTCGCGTAATCGAATTTCTCACGGCGTCCTGTGACGTAGACCTCACCAGTTTTTTCGATAAACTGGAAGTTATCAGCTTTATAAATTGCGTGTAACTGTGCGTTATTCGGATTGTCAAAATAAGCATTTTGCTTAGCTTGATTTTTAAAGTTGATAACATTTTGATAATCACTTCGAAAAGGCGAAATATCGTAAATTGTTATTTTAGTTGTTTCTTTAACCAAGTTTTTGAAAGTTCCTTTCTAGCTAGCCTAAATAAAATAGTGTTAGCTTTTTAACTAACACTATTATATCACACTTTGTACTATTGCGCTAGTACAAGTGCTCGTTTTTAGTCGCCGATTTCCGTCTGACCTGTCCACGTTCCGCTGTGGCGGATGCGATGCTTTCCGCGTCCTTGAGCCTTTCTGTCAGCGTTTGACATCGTTGACACGTCAGACCAGTTTCCGCCCTTGCGAATTTTAAACCAGCCATTGTGTTTTTGATGGCTTTTAAATGTGCCACTTTTGCGAGTCGACCACGGGCGAAATTCAGGCGGTGGAAAATAGGCGATAGCGTCAAACCAAAGCTCAATTTTATTATCACCGCTCGGATCAGCTGCCAAGTCATCAAAACGAAGAAGTTTAACTCCTACGTGTTGAGCGTGCGCCTGAGCAAACTCAGATTTTTTAATCGTGAGGATGGGGACAGAACCGAACACCGTAGCGCCTCCGAGTTGTTGGTTATAGCTATAACCTACGCCCGACTGGTAATGTAAGTCCACAAGTGTCGTCCCGTTCGCATTTACTAAGCTATCATGAACAAGGAACGGAGTCCCACGGCGTAGGCTCGTAATGGTAAGACCATAACCGCTAACACCTTTGACCTTGATTTTAATTTCGTCCGCTGTTTCTTCGATATCGTAATCAAATGAAACACGTGTGTCAATTGTTTCATTTTCAGGTGAAGAAGTTGTATAAGCGTTGTACATGTGGAAAATGGAAGTGTCACCATCGTAGCTTACGCCTTTGTATGTACCGCCCTGGATTACGACAGGTTTTAACTGGAAGTCTACGCGACCGCCGTTTTTAAGTTGTGCCATAGACTAAACACCCCCTGCTAAGTCGTCCTCAGTTTGTCCATTGTTTGTGCGAATAAAGTGTCCGCCGTCAGTCGTTCCCCCGAATACGTTAATATTACCTGTAGCAATGTTGCGATCAGGTTTAAGGTTACCATTTTCCCAAGCGCCTGAGCGTTTGAGGTTGTCAATAATCTTATTAAGATTGTTTTCGAGTTCCGTGATTCCGAGCTTATCTTTTAAATCTTTCAAAAATGCTGGGTCGTTGAGTAACTCTTTAAGATAGTCCTTAAACCATTTTTGCATCTCAGGATCATGCATGATGTCCTTTAAGTATTCCTTGAAAAACTCACGCATGTCAGGATCTCGGAGAATATCTTTTAAGTAATTCTTAAACCATTGTTTAAGGTCGCTATTTAGGACATCTTTGAGCAAGTCTGAAAAGATTTTGCGAAACTCTGTCGAGTGTGCAAAGCGTCGGATAAGCTCTGGAATGAGATATTCAAGCAAGTCAATAAGAGCGTTTTTAAAATCTTCGAATTCGTTTTCCAGTGCGGTGAAGTCGTCCAAGAGTTGCTTAAATGCTCGTTGAAGCCACGCAATAAGCTCGTAAATACTATTCGCATTGTCGAAACTTGTCGGAAGCTCTGGAATTAGTCCGAAGCGTTCAATCCAGTACTGAGAGTAGCGTCCACGGTAGTTTTTGAAAAAGTCTTCGTTTTCGTTAAACATAATCAATCACCTCTTTTTTAATATACGGTTTTTAGAATCGGTGGTACTTTTGTGCCTGGTTCGAGTAATGTGTTCGCGTTAATTGTTTCAACTTCCGCGGTGTCGACGTTGTACGTTTTAATGTCAAAGTCAAGCAATACTTGAGCGTCAGACTTATTACCGCTGAACGTGACCGACGTACCATCTACGCTTACATGGACAGGGAGCCAATATTCTCCCATATCCACAAGCAAACCTCCTGAAACAATTACACCGCCGTCAAGGTCATCCTGCGTAAAGTTAGTACGTCCTTTAGCTTGCGAGAGAAGTAGTAGAGCTTTAGCTGGTGTAATCGGTTGGAATTTCAACCAGTCGCGAATTTGGATCAAATCGGTCGCGAAGTTTTTTTCGTTTGACGCGAAGCGGATGTCGGTAACAATATTTGTGAGTACACGGTTTTCGGTGTCGTATTTAAGTGAGATGAACAATCCTGATCCGCCGTTTAGTCCTCCGAGGTTGGTTGTTTTCAGACCGTGTCTAAAATCAGTTAGTGACGCGTCATTATAGCCTGTTTTGTTGATGTCCGCTTGTTCGTACGTTACCGTAACTGTTTCGCCTCCGACGACAAAATCCACAGATTCTAGACCTGTTTGTCGCATGCGTGCTTGTAAAATTGCGCGCTTAGATTCATCCGTTACTTTAAGCGGTTCAGCGCTGTTTGTCGTATTTGCGTTCTTTAATTTTTCAGCAAGTGCGTCAATAGCTTTTTTAAGTTCACCGTCAGCGGTTTTAGACGCTTCACCAAGTTTTGTTACCGCATCCGTCACGCTTGCAATATCTGAGATTTCTTTCGTTTTAGCGTCTTCGAGCTTTTTAGCTAAATCATCAACTTTAGCTTCAGTTGCGTCAGCTTTTGTTTTCGCTTCGTTTGCTTTGCCTTGTGCTTCAGCCGCGCGGTCTTGTGCGTCTTGAACAGCGACACCTAAAGCATCAAAGTCAGGAAGCGCTGGTTTTGCAACTTCAAGACGAATTTCTCCGACTTCTCGCGTAAAGTCAAGAGAGTCGATATTGTTGTCATTTTGTTTTAATGCAATAGTTAAAGTAACATTGTCGCTAACTGACAAGCTGACAGCGTTCGAATTATCTAAGTCTGTATAGAGTTCGACGCGTTTGAGTCCTTCGACGCGTCCGTTATGTTTTTTCGCAATGTCGCGACTTTCTTCGTTGACGTACAATTTCGCATCTTTTGGCAACTTAGGCAAAATTTCTTTAATGTTGTCAATGTCCGTTTTCAAAAGTTTGTCAGCGCCTTCAGACGCTTCTTGCAATTTTGCGAGAGCGTCTTTAACGTCCGCAATTTGCGTAATAGCGGTAGTAGCTTTTTGATCCGCAAGACCTGCTTTTTCTGCCGCCTTGTTAGCTTTGTCTTTTGCTTCTTTTGCGTCGTTTAAAGCTTTTGTTAAATCAGCCTCAATGAGTGTACCGTCAATAACAGCTTTATCTTTTGTTTTATTAATGCTGAGATATTTGCCAGCTGTCTCTAAATTAAGACCTCGATAGTCGTGTCCTAAAGTTACCGATTTTTTAGGATCATCCGTTCCTTCATCAGCGGTTGTAACACTAGTCGTGACAAACGGCGTACCTGATACCTCATTCAATTTGTCTGGATCAGCCTTAACTTTTAATTTAAAGTCACCGTCGCGCTCTGAAAAATCGACAGATGTAAGCGCATCTTTACCGCTTACGCTGATATCTTTAATTTTTTGGTGTTGTTGAAATTGAATGGTTTTAGAAACTGGTAAAGGTCGTTTAGTTGATTTAGTCATAGTTTTTTTCCTCGTTTTCTATAAAGGTAAATTTCATGGTTTTTGGGTGAAGCTCTGCGAGCTGTTTTAAATAGAGAACAGCTTGCAAAAGCATTTTTTTGCTTTGTTTGTTGTAAGCTATCTCAGTATAGCTGTAACCGTCCGCGGTTTTTTTGTCAATAATTTTGTGAGTAAAAGTGTAAGTAATAGCCTGAAAAGCCGTCGTCGCTCGAGCGCAATCTTCGCGCCCCGTAGCGCTGTGCCCACGGACAGTCAGGCGGAGACTTGTTGCAGTCATTTCTGCGTTTATGGTAATCATAGTTTTTCGTGCCCCCGTCCTCCAACCATTGAGACACGCTTTTCGCCGTCGCGGTTGTTTGTTGTGGTGAGATTAAATTTGTCCCATTCTTTTAAGTAGTGCACCCACCCTGGCTTTTTGTGTCCGTTAGCGTCGTAAAACCGAACGCCGATCTCTTCCCACGAATCCGCATCGTCCCACGGTTTCTCATAAGTCGCTTTAAATTTAAAATTGTTAGATGTGAGAACGCCGTTATCCCAGTGAGTCAGCTCATTAATAATTGGAATCCGACTAAAGTACTCATTATCGTCAATCACACGCCCAAAACCTTTTAATTTAGATTTAGATAAAAGCTTGTCTTTGCTATAATAAACGCCTAAAACTTTAAAGCGGATGAAACACAAACAATTAAGCTCGTCCCCTGATGTCGTCACCGTTGTAAGCGGTTTGTTTACAACTTTCGAGCGTGTCGAAGTGATTCCCCAACGCTCAGCCGTACTCTTGTCAGCGTAGTAGTAGAGCACCGCGCGAGCCTTGACGTACAAGTTTTTTAAGCGTTTACCATAGCGTGGATTTGACACTTTGAAATAGTATAGCTCGTCAGGCTCAGGTGTGAAATCCTGCGGTACTTTAATAAGTAGCTGAGCTAAGTATTTGTCATAGCTAACTAAATTGTCATTAGCAATTGTTAATTCTCGCATAGTTTATCCTTTCTAAGAGTCACCAGACTTGTAAAAATAGTGGCTCTAAAATGTTGAAGATTTCAAAAGTTAAATCTTCCATCTGTGCTAGTTGGTTATAACGCTGAGCCAATTGACCGCCTGCCCATCCGTGCGTGTAGCTGTGATGGTCTTCTTTTCCTTTAGCGTTTCCTTCACCGAGCGCATTTGCATAATCAATCGCACCATATTTTTCATTATGGTCATTGTCATAAGTTATGCTTAAATGTTCTTGTGGTGTCGTGTTGCTAATTGAGAGCGTGTGACTGTCATTTTTTGAGCTTCCGTCGTTGTACATGTTCGTATCTTGATTCATCTGATCCAAGCTCATATTTTTAAGAGTGTCACGGACTTTAAACAGATTAAGACAGTCTGTGTTTAATTCTTGCTCTAAAAATACCTGGAAGCGTGCGAACGTTTCAAAACCGATTTCTCGGTTATAGAAACGCTGACAGAATAACTTTTTAAAATCGTCATCCACGTATTGATTAAGATGCATGTCTTTGAAAAGCTCGTTGAAAGTCTGGTCGATGATTACGTTATAGTGGAGGAAGTCGCCGTTTTCGTCAACGGCTAGACCGTCAAGGTTTCCTGTAATCGGATTACGATACCGAGATTTTAAAAATTGTTCAATTGTTGCGGTGGTGTTATTTTGTGTCATGGTTGTAGTCCTCCGTCCGCGTTATCGTCGAGATTTTCGGTATTGAGGTCTTTTTCTACGTCCGCAAAGTTAAAGCGTTGTACCCATTCCGCTGGCTCGACGTCAATGTTTAAGCCATACGCTTCATTAATGCGTTTCACTGCGTTGCGTCGACTTTTCCAACCTACCTCAATATTAGCTGAGATAATTCCTGCGTTAGAAATTGCTTCAGCAGTAACTAAGCGCTCAGCTTTGTCGACTGGATTGTTATTAATCCCAATAAACGTTAAAAGCTGATTAATGACTCGGTTTTTTTCGTCATGCAACTTGTCGAGAAGATACGGTGCATCCGTTCTAAAGACTTTAATTCGGTCATCTAACTGTTGGAAGTCCGCGGTTCCTGCTGCATTTTTCTGAGTGTTGGCGTAAACGACAGGCTCAAAGCTCTGGATCTTATTAAAAATATTTTTAAGACTTAGGACAGATTTTTCATCAGCCAAAACGAAGAACGGCGTGACTTGAGCGTTTCGGTTGAGTTGAATTGTCATTTCAATGTCTGCAAGCTTTTCACAATACAAATGAATATAATCTAAGTACGGTTCAAATAAGTTATTATTTGGAATAACAATGCACGGTTTATCCGTTCGCGTTTCGTCATGCATCTTTTGAAGTAGGTCAAAGTCTCGCTTACTGTAAGCAATCTGCATTTTTGGAAAGCGCATTTGTTGCGCTGCATTGACAGGCAAGTAAGTCGTTGGATAGTCGTAAATGTTCAGCTCTTGTCCACGTGTGCCTCCTTGGACAACATAGCCTAATTCGTCATCTTCGAAAAACGCAACGTGTCCATTTTCCAAAAGTTTACGTTCTATGAACAGCTCGTCCAGGTCGTTCGGAAGATTGTACCAAGAGAAGTAGTTTACGACAATGTCATAAAAGTAATTAAAGTAAAAGTTATACCATGCTGTACGGTTGCGGTCGACGGTTGTCTTACTGTGTTCAATGCGTCCGAGTGTTTTTGTATATTCCTTGAGACTGTGATAATTTACAGTATTCAAATACTTTTCCTCGCTTTCTTTAATTTTATAAAAGCCCTAAACCCGTGAGGGTAGGGCTAGTAGAGGAATACTATTAGTCTTCCACGTAAAACATGTGGATGTTTTCGAAAAGTGAAAGGCTTGTGAGGTAATGGTGATGGTAGAAGTAGTTATAAGACATTGTCTTCGGATTGCGGATGCTTTCCATATGCACCAATTTGTCTTTCAAGATAATAGAGTTTTTAGAAACAAGGAAGGCAACAGGACGGTGTCCGTTATTTTGTCCAGCTCCAGTAAATT